GGCGGATAAAATGATTAAAAAAGCAAATGAAGAAATGAGAAAACAAATCAACGATCAAATTAAAAAACTACAGGATGAGACCAATGTGCTGCATAACTGAAATATTGAAGTTAAAAGGTGATAGAGAGGTTTTTATACCATTAGATAAAAGCGGTCATCCATGGATTGCTGTTGAAGGTGGTGGTAAATATAAAGACTATGAGTATCTGATTGTGTTAAACCACCATGGTCACCGGTGCGGTTATGTCGCTATTCCTGCCAAGCATCCTGCTAATGATGTTGGATATAGTATGAATAAATTTTATAAGGGAATGGAAGAATTTAATTATCATAAATTAGATATTGATTGCCATGGTGGCTTAACATTTGGAAGCAAAAATCATGGACTAAAGGATTTGTTAAAAAATCCATGCGCTGATAATTGGATTGGTTTCGATTGCGGACACGCTGGAGATCATTGTGATGTTGAAGCATTCATAAAATATTATGGTGAAGAAGAAGCCAAAGAGAAGAAAACGTTCTTTGATGCAATGAATTATGGAACCATCTTCGGAATGGGATCAGTTAAAGATTATTCATATGCAGAGGATGAATGCAAATCCATTATTGATCAATTGATAGAGAAGGCGGCTTAATGAAATTTTATGAAATCATTAAAGAAGCCGTGAATTCATTATGCACAACACTTAATATGTATTTACCTGGTGATGTAACAAAAATAAAATATGGCGATGACAAATCGGATAATCTTCATTCTAGAATGTGTATGGCGGTTTACATAGAATTAATAAAAGCTGGAATAATTACGGATCAAAACTACAATGACGAATGAATGCAAAGATATTTGGCCTTTGATAATTATAAAAGATCGTTATGGTGGAGTTTATAGTGGTGGTAAATATATTGCCTGGAACACATGGATTCAATATATGCCGAAGGAACAGGAATGGGGTGATACTGAATGCTCTGACTTTTGGCTAGATTATGATGGATCTCCACCATGCGGAAGAGGTGCAACAATTCAAGAAGCAATTGATAACCTTAAAGAAAACTTAAATAAATAGGAAAGTAAATGACTGACGAAAAATTATTATTAGAAGAAATATATCATTGCATTAGATCGCATATTTTAGTTGACCTAGACAAAAGTATTAAAAGTGAAAATATAAAAAGCGCTGAATATACTTTAAATCATATTCTAAAAAAAATTGATTCGCTTTTCAGGCCTAACGCTAAGAGTGTGACACTTGAACCAGGAGATTACATAATATCAAACGAAGGGATAGAGAAAATATAAAATGACTGACGACCAAATAAAAGAATTAATAGATACAAACTTTCGAGTATTATTTCTATTAGGAATCGCTACATCTTTAATCATGGACTACAAGAAATTAGAAGCCTATCACGATGACAGTGAAAATTGTGATTGGTTCATGAAAGCAATTGAGAATGTGGTTTATCTAAATAAGCCTTGGCCAGAAATGCCATTTTAGGAGTAACAAATGCCATTATTTAGATTTCATCGAGGCAGCCTAATTGAATCACTACAAACAACAATTATTGTTAAAGATATTAATGAACTTATGGATGTTATTAGTAAATCACATGAACCATGGTTAACGAAAAATATAACTTCATTTAGTGTGATGGTCGGTCCATATCCTGATCATGAAAATAGCTTTGATAAACGTATTGGATGGTATACTCAAATGGTTACGAGTGATATTCATGACAAAGGAATATTTATTCCAGAGGGATTTTTGAGTGAACCATTCTAAATAAAATGGGCCGCATTAGCAGCCCATCCATTCCTTATTTCTTTTTGGAATGTTTCTTTGGCATCTTTTTAGCATGATGCTTTTCTTTCTTTTCATGTTTCATTTCTTTGGCTTTCTTACCTTTGTGCATTTCTTTCATTGCGAGTCTTCCTTTAGTTGAGTTGATAAAAATTAAGCTGCTCGTCTGGCATATAGGCGCCCGCAAGCTGTTGTTGTACCTGATACAAATGAAGCTAAACCAGATAAGTATACGGTAGTTGTAGACGATACATTTACTCTTAAAACTGGAGCGGTGAGACCTCCGACGGTAGCACCTAAAGCTGATCCTTGAATAGCGGTGATGCTAGATAAATCTGGATAGCTAGCGGATGTTAAGCTCACCCAACATTGATAATCAGTAGCACCTACACTGCTTTGAAAAAGTATATTTCCAAAAACATCCCAATCACCCGCTGTTAAACTAATAGTTGTTATATCTTTCTGTGTATTATTAGACATCGAAACAGCGGATGCCGCTAGAACAGTCGAACTAATTATTTCCCCCATATAACCCGCATTAGTAGCAACAGCATTTGTTTTACCTTGAACCTGAACTCCTGATGTTCCTTTACCTACTACTTGTAGAAGAACATTAGAATCTGTACCAGCAGCAGCAAAAACTACTGCATTACCAGTAGCAGAGTTAGCCATTTGAAAGAAATTAACCGCCGATGCTATCGGATTAAAATCTATCATCAAATTATTATTAGCATCTTTAAAGCCTGTAATAATTAATGGAGTAGTAATTGTCGGAGTGTTTGACCCAACAAAATTACCAGATCCAGTCTGTCCAGCTAGTCCAACATCAACAACATTTTGAGTAGCCATAGTTTAATCCTTTAAACGTATGTCAAGTTACCAACAGCATTCAATACAACCCATGTTGTGTTAGCGACAACACAAAGCAAAAGAACTTGATCATATTGATTAGTTGAAGACAGAGATCCACCAGTACCAGTTGTCGTGACTTGATTACCGAAATGGATTAGCTGCGATGCGTTTTGAGCAATCATCCATCCACCAGCCGAGAAACCAGCAACCGCAATTTCAGTGCCTTGAGCAGCAGTAGCAGGCAAAGTATAGGTAACAAGTGAGGCACCATTATTAGTGATATAACCTTGGTTAACAGCCAATGCTTGTGTACCAGTAGCTACGTTATTCCATGCAAAGGCATCAAGGTTAGATGCGGCTATAGTGATGGAGCCAGACACGGAAGTAATAGAAATGTTTGTACCGGCAATTAGTTGAGCACCTACTGGATCACCAGAGGTCGTACCGATAGGAATTTGTCCAGCCGTTAATAATAAACCAGCAGCCGGTGAAGCGCCTTCACTGAGTAAAATAGAATGTGCCGCAATATTCGTATTGGGAGCATTATTAATACTATTTGTGTTAGTAGTCATGATTGTATGTCCTTATACAATAGTTAAATTTCCCACACTGTTTCTAACGGTCCATGTCGTATTTGCTACTACACATAACAATGAAACTTGATCATAGCGATTAGTGGAAGATAGTGATCCGCCTACCCCAACTGTAGAAGTGTGAGTACCAAAATTAATGCTCTGACCTGCATTTTGAGCAATAGTCCAACCGCCTGCGCCATTACCCGCAACTTGGATCATTGAAAATTGTGCAGCCGTTGCAGGAAGTGTTAGTGTGACGAGTCCGGCGTTATCAGCCAGATAACCATTATTGGCAACCATTGGTGAAGATGTGCCCGTGACATCAGTCCAGACAACCAGAGGAGAAATAGAACCAAACAAATTAAAAACTTGTTGGAGAGTTTCTTTATAAGTAACACCAGCTTGAACAGCCGGAAAAATATCAGTAAATTGCGGAGCCACCGGAACCGGTGGAAGCATACTAATAGGAACGCCATTCACGATAGGCATAAATAAAATCCTTTTTATTTATCCAAAATAAAGGGGGTTATTAACCCCCTTTTTAAGCTTACGCTACGCGTTGAACAAGTACAGAAACTACAACGCTACCGGCTGAGTAGTCAGTCGTACCACCTGCATATTCTGCGACTAATGCAGCGCCGGCAGCAGTTGGTGTATCCATTGCAACCGTGCCAGGCAACGGATTACCTGTACCGCCCCAAATGGTGTTGATTGGCGTGCCAAGCAATGCAGCGGTAATACCAGCATTGTTATATACGGTCGTGCCATCAGTAATTTGAATTAATCGATCTCCGCCACCGCCTGACAATCCAGAAGCGCCGTAGTTAACACGAATGTCACGAACGACATATTGTTTCGAGCCACTTGAGGCTTGGATTGATACCGTTCCAGCACTTGCTAATGCAGTGTGAGAAAGTGTCACATCATGCCAAACCAAATCAGAGATAGCATCAGGAGACGCAAAGCTTGTGAAGGCATATTTGTTAGCTGCTTGCGAGAAACCTAAATTCGTAACAGCCGTTGAAGCACTGTTAAGATCAGATAGGTTGTTAGCTACTTGCAAATATAACGATGAACCAGCAGCCGTAATGGTTGCAAAGTTAATGTTATTAGCGCCTGACACGACAGGATTACCAATTGCAGAAGGTAATGGTTCAACAACAGTCCACATGGAACCACCATAAACCGTACCAGCAGCAACGGGAACGTATTGGCCACCTTTAATCTGCTCAATACATTGGAAATCACCACGGCGTTGTAATATAGCTGCAACGCCAGTTGCGCCCACTTGAATACATTGATAAACACCATTTTGATAAGCAGCAGTTTGGCCAGCAAATAAAATGTAGTCATTAAGATTAACAGCAACGCTATCAATCGTTAATGCGCCAGTTGCATAGGTGAATGTAGCGCCTACGCCGTTATTGGTTTGTCCATTGAAATAGGTACCGGATTGATTTGAGTTAGAAACCAACCGCACAGCACCAAGTTGTTTAAACGTATTTAAAGATTCAATAGTTGACATAGTAAAACTCCTTTTAAAAAATAATGAACGTCCTTGTTAACATCCTTGTTAACTTCCCCAACGAATATTAGCCGCAGTTGTTCCAGATGAATTAATCTGAACCGATCCAATATTATGAACCACACCCGCCGCAAGATTGTTGAAGATGATCACCGTTCCGTCCCACGTAGTGACAGAAACATCACCAGCAGTACCAACGTATAAGTGGGTAGCAAACTCGCCATAAGCAGTATCTAGAGTAACAGTGCGCCATCTAGTAATACCATTAGCTAAACGATAAGGACCATTTAAAATATTATTTGGATCAAACGGACTTACCGGATATGTATTTATTGCCATTAGAATCTCCCTATAACTTAATTAATCTATTTGCATAACTTGTAGGTTGCAAAATATTAAATGGTAAACCACCACCAGTGAAACCAATAGTCGCGGATAAATTAGATAATGAAGATAGTTGACTAGCACCTTGATTAACAGCAATTGAATTAGCGTTGCCAATTGATCCAACTAAATCTCTAAATTGTGAAAGTGTAATGCCATGATTGTGAGTTGCCATTTCAGCTATGACAGGTGCGTGGTTATCGAAACCAACAAAGGAACCTAACGCATGTGCAGGAATAGTACCTGTAACAACATTCACACCACTTCCTGAAGAAGTTAAAGTAATTGGTATACCATTTGTGGAATTTCCTAAAGTAGAAGCCAATGCAATATTAGTAGAATTTCCACTGATAACGTAATAGATAGTTGATGCAGTCAAAGGTGTTGGTAATGCACCGCCAGTATTTGCAACTTGTACAGGCATACCAGTATAAAAAGGTGAGGCATCATTGATAACTAAATTATTACCAGTGACAGTAAATATTTTTATAAAATTAACGCCATTAGGATCAGCACCTGAAAGAACACGACCTAAAGTAGCCGGGATAAAGATCTGATTATTAGCATCAAAATCTGCAATGGATGATGAGCCTCGTCCTACATAAACACCTGAACTGTTATAAACAGGGCAGTAAGTGTCAGAAATATTATTCCAAAGTAAATTAAATAAAGGGAATGTATCGATATTGGCACGCGTAAGAGCATTTGAACTTGCGTTGCCAATGCTACCATCATTGCAAAATATATAGCCGCCAGGAACGTAAAAGTTACCAGAATAGTTATAGCTATTTCGTACATCGCCAGTCCTATCAGAATCAATGATGGTTTCGATCATGTCATTTGTAGAGTAATCTGCACCTGGTTCGATAGTGCCCAAATAGATAGCGGGTTTTGTAAAGTCAATATTGCACGCCGCACCAAGTGGGTAATTAACTTGTAAGAAGATAGCGTCGTTTCCACAAGGACCTAAAGTCATCCCAGAAACACTAGGAATAGTGGCTGTTATGGTATATTTATTCCAACCAGTGGTCAGCGTTAAGGTATCAATAGTTGTGTTAGCATCAACACTTGCACCGATACCATCACCAAAAAATTGTCTAATACTAATGCCTAATGTAGTTGTACCTGAATTACCGCGCGCCCAAATAGTAAAAGTAATCGCCTGATTTGAAAGATTGTTTACATTTGAGGTAATAGGAAATTGAACGCATTTTTGCGTCTCGCCAGTAGCCGCATTAGACATATAGTTAAGATATGAAACCGGAGTGACATCGCCATTCAATGAATTGGTGCCCAATGTAAAATTAACAAAGGATAATTGATCAATGGCATTCGTATTGTTCTTAATGAAACAGATGTCGGGTCCAGCATTGGAAGGCGTTGCAGCAAGTCCAGCATGCGCACTTGGCGCGATAGGAAAGAAAGTTGAAGCAATCGGATTAGCAGAAGCGCCAAAGTTACGATACATGACATTGTTAGCAATCAAGTTGGCAATGTTATAGGCTTCAGTGATCGTGCCACCACCACCGCCACCAGATGAGGTGAAATGATCAATTGTCCATTGAAGCACACCATTGGTGTCATAGATCTCTAGATAGTAGAGATCAGTGGGAGCGGTGGAATCAAATTCAAAGTAGAAAGGACCTTGCGTGCCATTCTCATCAATAAGGATGCCATCGGAACCAACATTAGGAATTGTGACATAAGGCCAAGGAAAGAGACCGGCAGGATCTTGAAAAACGATCTTATCAACACTTTTGTTCAAAGAGCTGAATGTAGCCATGTAACCGGCGCCTAAAGGCTTACCAGTTAAATCAGCAAAATACCACTTAGGGTTCGGCGCAAGTCCGTATGTAATTGCCATTTTGACTTCCTTGTCAAAAGTGTCTATCTATATTATTGCAAACCGTAAATAATTGCCATCTTTCCAAACAACAAGAGCAAAGCTTTATTACGTGCCCTATGATCTTCCATCTTCATAATGTGATCAAAACCTTTCTTGTCCCAATCTTTGGAATAAATAAAATTTAGACCTTCAATATCATTTCTGGCACCAGCCGCTTTTTTAATAGCATTAAAAATCATCTTTCCAGCATCACGAGCATCCGAAATACCAGTTTTAGATTGAGCTTCACTTTGAGAAACAGTTTTAATATTGCTTAAATGTTTCCATGCAGTGCGCATATCTTTAATAGCTTGTTGAGCCGCAGGAAAGTTAGTTGTATCTTTTAATAGAGCTTGATAATTACCACGCGTATTTAAGAATCGACTATAGAAATTTTTACCAGTTACATCATCACCTTCTCGATTTAATTTATCGACAATATTTTCTCTAACAATTTTAGGTTGAGCGGCCTTAGTAGCCTCTTCATAGGAAGGATTAGTTTGTTTTAAAAATTGATTAAAATTATTCTTTACTTGCGATATAGCATATTGTTGCGCAGGCGGAGCACCATTTTGCATACGGTGAAGTGTACGATCAATTTCAGCTAGAAACTTATAGTTATTCTCTGGAATATCTTTAAAAACAGGATCAGATTTAACTAATTTAAAAGCTGTTTCCATAACAGAATTTTTTTGCATGTCCGCAACAGTGTCGGGATTAATATTATGACGATAAGCTTTTTCATAAAGTTCATTAATTTTTTTGTCATTGACAGGTGAGGGTTTATAAATGCTATCAAGCATTTCATTAACAGCTTTGTTTTGTTCGTTTAGTTGCATTTTTTCATGACGGTAAGCAACGCGAGCACTTGGAGCCGTACGTTTCAAATCACCTTCTGCTTGAGAAGTGACATAATTGCCAGAAGCTTGCGCAGGCGTTACGGTCGTGCCTAAGCGTCGATTTGCAGCCATAGAGCGATTAATATCTTTGGGCTCGATTCCTTCTAATAGTTCGGGAATCAAGGCATTTTTTCCACCACCACCAAGAGACCTAAATACAGATGGTGCTACCATACCACCTACGGCCCCTGTACCGGCACCAGATAATGTAGGATCAACGCCATAACCAATAGCGGCACCAAGACCAGAGCGAGCCAATAAACGTAGAAGGGGATTTTGGCCAGTTGCCAAATTCAAAGCGGCTTGTGTACCACCACCAAGACCAGCGCCAGTTAATGCACCCATATTAGGATCTGCCTGATTATGAGCGGCTCCATATAGACCAGCTTCACCAGCGGCTTTGCCAATATTCATTATGGATTTTATCCATGGCGATGAATTGATTAATTCTGATAAAGCATTAACACCTTTACCAACAGCGGGAATTTTGCCCAATCCTTTGATGCCTAAAGAGGCAGCGCCTCCAGGTAGCGCAAAAGAAGCAAACTCACCAAATCCTTGACCCGCTACGGAAGCAGCATTTTGTGGAGCAAAATTCAATTCTGAAATAGGGTTTTTCTTAATAAGATTAGCAATCTTTATAGGGTAATTAGCAGCGCCTTGAGCAGCGCCGGCACCAAAAGAGCGAGTGCTTTTATAGGCATCATTTGGTAAAACAGTACCGGTAGCTGTCTGATTAGCTGGATCGAAAATACCAAAATCTTCTTCATTGGTAGCAGCTTTTCCCACAGGAGCTAACTCCCATGAATTAGAAGACTTATCATTATCAGAAACCAATTCCCAACTAGACATTTTTCACCCCGTATTTTTTACGAGCTTCATCAGCCGATACAGTAATTGTTTCGCCAGTGTCTTTGTTTCTAATAGTCACTTTAGATGTAGTAGAAGATTTTTTATTGTAATCTTTTGGAATATCAATAAAATCGCCTTTCACTCGTTTAATGCCGGCTAATTTCTCACGCACACCAGGGTGAATAGGTTCGGCCGTATCAAGGATGCCTTGAGCAACGTCGTACAATGTTTTGATATGACCATTAAATACTTTTAGCGCTGTTTCCGGTGAAACATCTAATTTGTCCACCGCTTGAGATACTTGGTTCAACGCATCAACTTGAGCATCATGACTGATACCCATTCCTTCAGTCATACGCACACCATTCGCCAACAAAGGACCTAATGCGGTCTTTGCTTGAATGTAATGCGCATACGAATCAGGTTGTTCCGTTTTCCATCTCTGTAACCAGTTACTGGCGCGACCGTATAATTGATTGTATTTGGCAGCGTCTTTAAAGACAGTCTGAATATCATTACGGTGCAATTGAATAAACTTTTCAAATGCTACAGCCGAATCAGCGCGAGCCTTCAATGGACCACTGACACCTTTATTATTAGCACGCATTTGGGCAGATAAAGTATCTCGTTGTTTTTCAGATAATGGACTATAAAGCTCTTCATCAGGTGTCACTTTACCGAGATTCGCGCCAGTAGGAGCAATCGCATCACCATTTGCGTTAACAGTTATACCATTGCCATTGGTAGGAATAGTCGTTGCATTAGCATTATTACCGTTTTGGGCAATGTTATTAACCTCTTCATCGGTAGCTCTATTATTAGCACCAAAGTCACCCTTGATAGGAGACTGATTAAGCTGATTAACAGGAGCTTGGGGCGTATTATTACCACCAGTCAAACTACGTACGGCATTCACTGCTGTTTGTAAAATATTTTCATCATTACCTAATTGTGATTGAATATATTCAGGTGACAAAACATTTGAACCGCCGGAGGTAGGAGAATTGATACCTAAACGATATTGCTCAAGCATATCTTGATAATTCTTACGATTTGTAGGATCAGATAAATAAGCCGTTCTTTCATCAACAGGCAATTGTGCGAAAGACTTTAAAAACGTATTAATCCCCCCCTGTTTACCACTATAAGCTAATGCATTTTGTGCCTTAATAGCAGTCTCAAGCGGTTTGTATTTATTCTCTAACCGTTGCTTTTGCAATTCATTCAGGGTACCAACATGATGCAATATGCTGATATCGCTAATATTAGGTAATGGAAGATTAAAAGCCATCGTCTAGCCTCCAAACAACTTTGCAATACCAGCCCATAGAGCATTACGATCACTTTGCTCGCCGGCTTCCTGACCATAATTCGTGCCGCCTTTATATTCGCCAGCATTGCTAAATAGCTGCGATAAGAAATCACCAGCATGTTGACCCATTTGCTCTTGATGTTGTAGGCCAGATCCATATTGCGTATTAATACCTAGCACATTCTGTAACCATTGATTCATATCTTGCGAGCTAATGCCTTGAGCATTTTGTTGCGCTTGTTGTTGCAATGCCGTAGACCCTGAAAGACCCGTAGCTGACCCCACATTCTGAGCGGCTCGAATGCCTTGTTGCTGCTGATAATGAGCCCAAGGTGATTCTTGATAACCACCCATTAGATGATTAATAAAGGCAGATGGATCTTTTTGAGAATTTAACCATTCTTGAAATTGCGGAATAGCTTGAGTGCCAGCATTGAAAAAAGGATTTTGAGATTTTTGAGCTTTCTCGAAAAAAGGTTTATAACCTTTCCAAGCTTCTTCATAAGGTTTACCAGAATCGCCAAAGAATCCTTGAGCAAGACCAGGAAGTGCCGCACCAAAATTTTTAGCTGCCGCTGCTGCAAACATAACTTGATATCCTTATCAAGAAATTAGAACGAACTCCAGCTCCCCGCTTTGAAATATTGTGCTGAGCCTAGAGTAGTATTATATATCATTTGGCCATTTTGAGGACCAATAATTGCATCACGTTGCACAGTGGTTAAATGCGGCAACATAAATCCATTTTGCGTAATATAGGCAATTAAATTCTGATAAAAAGTAGCCATGAAATCGACCCATATATCCGACATATAAATTGATCCTTTTTTGACTAAAGGATCATAAAGCGGAAACTCATCAAAATTATTTGCCATGTCTTACTCCGGTAATACTTCACTGTCCCAAGATGCGCCCATAATGATGAATGGAACGGGATCAAAGAACTCAAATTTAGTCACAAAGGCTTGTCCACGTTTTGTGGTGCCTAATTTGCGCCACAATGTGCGCGCAGTACGGTTGCCAATCTTGCCCATAGGGGCTTTGATCGTATAGCCATAAGTCTGCCCACCATCACGTGAGATGGATAAATAAACAAAAGGTACAATAGGAGAAATGTGCGCATTAATATTAACGGCAGGCTCAACTAACAAATTAACATTATTTTCTGTTGTAATAATAAGTAAAGATTCTGTTAGAAGAAATGGGTTAACAAAGTCAGCATCAATTTCAGCAACATTGCCTTGTAGCAAATCTATTTGTAATCGATCTATTCTTCGTCGCTGATATCCAGCGGGAACAATAGGTCTTGTGATACGCATGCGCCGTATGGCTTCTCCAGCGTTTGTGAAGGTATTAGAATCAACTTGATACAAGATAGGATTTGCATAATCGCCCACATAATTAATGCCATTAAAATAAGCGTGCGTTTGCGCGGGGTGCCTATCCCCTTCCAACGTTTCTTCTTCATGCCACAATTTCCCCTCTTCAGACTCTGGATTGCTCAATGTAACGTTATAAACAAAAGTGTGATTGGCAGCGGTGAAGTTCATTCGATAAAAAATCAAACCATTTTCTTTTATTAAAAATGATGTGCAATCTGAAACCTGTTGAACCGCTGCATATTGCGCTAATTGAAAATCTAATGCACGGTTGCTAACCGACATCGATTGCGAACCCGTAACTTGCATAACAGCGCCCAATCCGTCACGGTCTTGGGAAAGAAAATACATCTTGTCAAAACCAACGGCGATAGAACCGACGGCAGGCGTCCCATATTCCATGAGCAATGAATTGTTGCGTCTAAAGGGTAAATTTGTGCCGATACCAGCATTTTCCCAAACCTCGGTGTAAAATTGGCTGAACAAGAATAATCGTCTATGTAGCGTTCTACAAGCTACAATCGTGCCAGGATGAGAGGTCATAAAACCTTGTTGCAATTGACCTAGATTATCTACGGTGCCACTACCACCCGATGCAGATGTAATAACAGCGCCACCAGGTGTTGCAGAGACTCTAATGATAGAGGTGCCAGAAAGAGCGACCACATAATATGTCGTGCCAGCAACCAATTCCGCTGGCAAACTTCCGCCACTGAAAACAACCGGCGTTCCAATTTGATAATTAGCATTTGATCCGCTGGTTAAAGTAATACTAGAAGAGGTGCCAGCTAGTGTAAATGTATTAGAACCAGGTCCCCAAATTAATCCTTGATTGAAACTACTTAATTGAAAACCATTTGTACCACCATCAGTAACAACAAAGAATCCATCTAAATAAGTTACATCAAGAGGCGTAGCAGGAAATGCAGGATCAGTGATTTGCGTAAATACATTTAGGTTGGTATCCCAAATGTAACCATCTTGTCCGTCAACAAAAATAATTTGAAATGTATTAGCATCAATTCCGACAAAGCCACTATCAGTATTAGCAAATGATCCTATGGGAGAAGTCACACCATTAGTCGTCGTGCGATAAATATCTGCACCAACGACACTATACTCAATATTATTAAAAACAAATTGACGTCTGAAACCCATTGTCGATAAACCGAATTGAATTTCAGTATTGATGAGACCAGAAGTGTTTATAAGTGTCTTAGGCTTTTTACCAAGAGGATCAATGTACTCAAACATATTCACCGTGCGCTCAGAGTCAATACTGCTCACACGTTGATTGTTGTAACTGCCAACGATGTCATAATCTGCGCTAGCCATGTTAGTAACTCAATATATTCGGCCAGTAGAAAGGCTCCGGTGCCGTTAGGATCACAGAAGGTCTGATAGTCAAATCTGTTTCGTTAGAGTTTTTTAGCGTGTTGTAATAATCTTCATATTCGGCTTCATTAGCCGGAGGCCAATTACCCGATGGATAGTAAGCTAGAAATTTACGCGCCAGAGCGTATTTCAAGAATCCATAATAGTTAGGTGGCAATTCGCCTAACGTATCTTGGTTGCCCAAGGAATTGATCATAGCCTTGACTTGAATCTTGAATGGATAAGGCTGATCAGGAACGGGATAAACCGTGATAAAACTTTCTTGAGGCTGCTTATTCAAAAATATAAATCCTGGACGTGCCAAGAGGTTGTTTTGCCGAACAACGCCCCAATATTCTGCTTTAGAGATAATGCGCATTGGATAGATTAATGCTGTTGCTGACGTGTTTAAATTACCTTGATAGGTTGTCAAAACATTAACAGGAACGCCATCAGTCAAAAGAATAATCGGAATGCCTAGCAATGCATTCTGCTCTGTCGCAGCAAGCATTAGCGTCGTAGGATTAATAAAAATAGTGTAGTAAGTCACCCCTGCAACCAATGGCGATGGAACGGTGCCAAAGGTAGAGATAATCACCGGCGTACCTGTTGGGAAGGCAGCAGATGATGGAACCGTTAAATAATTCGTGACATTCGATGCGGTGAAATTAACCGAGATCGGATTTGAATTTTGATTAATACCGGTGCCAGGTACGGAATAATTAGCAAAGGTTAAATCAACAACGCGATCAGCGGTAATATCCGTACCAACAATCATGTCAGAAATAGAATAGGTATCTTTTCCGACAATAAATTGATGATCGATAGTAGTGAGGTATGGAATATAAATGCTATCACTGGAAAACTTATCCAATAACTCATTAATCAATTCCAATCCAGTCTTGAGCATAAAGCCATCGGGTGTTTCACCAACGCCTAGCTCACCGATTAGATAAAGTGAATTGACAATAACGTCATTAGTTGTGACAACATTTTGTGGCATCGCATCCGTGCTCCGTCCCTATATGTCGAAAAACATTGAGAGTCTCGACACACCGATGAGATGTGTCGAGATCTTCGACATTACCTTACAGGGAACGCAACCTTATCGAGACCAACAGTGATTTCACGCGCTAACTCTTGAGCGTGCTCACCGTTGTTGCACATATAAGCGTTAAATTCCATTGATGCGCCTTCTAGTTTTGGCGCGCGTCCACCATGTCTAGATTGCTCACTTTGAACCTTTTTCACGAACTGGTTTTTGCTTGCGTGTTCCGCTTCCAGTCTGGATTGGCGTACATTCGCTACCGCTGCTTCCTTGCTCGGACTTCCGTCGTATCTGCTCTTCATGATGTGTCCTCTCTTGTTTAGCTTTAGTTGGATGATCAAACCATTCTCCTGATGCCACTAACTTGTCTCGCTCTTCAAATGAAACAACTTTCATTTCTTGAAAAGGATGATAAATACAGGCTAATGGCATCAGGTATCTCCTATGACAATACTTTTGAGGCGTATTGTGGGTGCCATAAGAAGCCACACAAAATATCAATACGCATTAAGTTTTGATAACCAAGAATGTCACCGGTTTGTGTAACGGCAAGTGATAATCCAGTTTCAGGATCAATCGCGACACTGGAATATGGAACTTGCAATTTATAAAGCGGAGGACAAACGATATCTAAACCACGTGCAGGATATGCCACGTTGACGTTATAACTTGGAACAACAGTAACAGCAGCTCCCGTTGGAACAGCATTGCTGACATTTTGTAATGGGCTTGCAGAGTTACTATTGATAACTGGAGCAACTTGAATTGTTATCGCACCTCCACCATCACTGTTGGCAGGAGCAGTAATAACAAATTGCATGTTTTGACCGGTAGAAGCGCGTGAAAGTGGGTTAACACTTTGTACGCCTGCAATAGAGATCAAATCACCAGGTAAGAAATAATTTGTAACGCTGAATGAACCGCCAGCTAATACAATCGTATTGCCAGAAGAAACAGCGCCATTGACTGTTAATACATCACCAGGATGCAAGGTAGGACCATTACCTGCAATGTGACGTACGATATTTTGACTTTGGAAAATATCAAAATAAGATAAGTGACCGATTGCAGATTGTCTTACGATGTCTTCGTTGAAAACAGGTGTGAAGTTATTCAGCAACGCTGATTTCAAACTAGAACCGTCACGCACTGTCATTGCCATGTAAGCATCAGATGCAATGTTCACACCTTGTTCTAACAATTTAGCGCCAGCGATATCCACTGTTGCGAAAGAGTTAATTGGTGTGCCAGCGGTACCGGTGAAAAAATAAAGTTCTTGTTCCGCAGCAGAACAGATGTCACGTTCCATTTGCGTAACAATGTTTTGAATGGCTGGTTGAATAAACATGCGACTGAAGTCTTCAATACGCAATGATAAATCTTGAACGGTGTAAGCGATCAAGGCATGGTATTGGTGAGCAACAGTGATGTTTTCAACAGTTTCGATAATGTCTTGGGGAACGGCTGTTGAGCCATCACCAACAACAAAGTTATTTTGTCTGCGAACTTGCAGCGTGTCACCAATTTTGTAACCAGCATTTTGAAAGTCATCTTGATAGATGCGACTTCCAGTCATTACAAACGGTGCATTATTAGCAAACATTGCTAATGCGGTATTTGAAACCAATTGAGTAGTAATAAATTGATTTGGCATTGCTCGATCTCCCATCCATGGTTAATGAGCACGTCCGTAAGTTCATCCTAAACTTACTATTTGAACGTACCCGCTTTCATCCTTGCTCTGATACTTGCAGTATCTTGAGCACCTGAATTACTAACTGGCGTGCTTTTAACCTGACCTAGTGTCCTAGGTGCCTGGGAGGCTTTTGAATCGCCACCACCGATCAAAGCATGCGACAGTTTCACAATTTCTGACGCTTGATCTAGAGGGTGGAGTTTGGATATTCGGAGGAGCTCATCTTTGTTCTTACCGAGCTTGTAGAGAGTTTCACCGGCACTACCTGGTCCCGTTTTGGGTAGGAGCAACGAAGCATCTCGCATGTGGCCAGTAAAGGGGCTATGTTCGCCTCTCACTACCTCATCAAAGTCGTCATATTTGTCGGATACAGTATCAAGATGTCTATGAAGATCTTGATATTGCCGATGAACATGAGCGGCTTGCTCCGCTTGTTTAGCTTTGTTCTCTTCCATTTCCTTGTGTCGGAGAGCATAGCTAACTGCCTTGTGAATCTGCTCATCTACATGAGGCATCGAGCCGTCATTGTAGGGGTTTGACTGGTCAGAGTTTTCAGCGTTTGGCTGAGCCTGTCTAGATTGCATGTCCGCCATCCTAGCGTGCAACTCACGAATTTCCCTATCGTGAGCCCTCTTTTGTTGTTTCAGACGTTTCTGAACATAAAGAGGATCGTTAACATTCTCACCACCTTTGGAGTCGCTATCTTCGGATATTTCCGCAGCAGCTTCCTTCGGCTCACCTACACTGTCCATCACTTCACCAGCAAGCTCATCCTGAACTTGACCTTGAGCGCTTTCCATATCGTCTCCACTCGGCATTTTTTTTGCCCCGAACTATTAGGCAGTTCGTGTGCCCCGCAACAATCCTTGTTACGTATTCAATGATTGTAAGAGTGTTAAATTTAAAAACATCAACACAGATACATATCTATATATAGATACAATTACCTATTCTTTTCCTTGTTACCGGAAACATGTAAATCAGACATAATCTTCGCAATGCGTGCCGAGAAATCCATATCCGCTTTTGCCATGTCGATCTTATTTTTCTGCATATCCATACCCATATCACTCGCAAGCTTTTTGGCGTTCATGATCAACTCAGCTTTTTCAAGTTCATGCTTTTCCTGTCTAATACGTAATTCTTCTGCACGTTCCTGTAATTGGGATTGTTTGATCTGCATTTCTTGCTGCATCATTTGCTCTTCTGGTGATGGTGGTTGCGGTGGTAATTCCTTACCCTCTTCCTTCGCCAAGATTTGTGGAGGTACCATCGATTTAAAGCGCTCTGCCATTTGTGGCATGAACTGTACATCTAAGTTCTTAGCCCAAAGATCGGCAATTAGCGGAAATGATTGCGGGAAGGCTTGCAATGTTTGTTGCATAAATTCCAATGCAATATCTTTTTGCACTGCAAAAGATGGTCCCGTATCGATTTCAATATCAAACTCACCAGCAGTAATAACATTGGATTTTGTTCCGTCTTTTTCTTCTTTATTTAAAACAACAGATTCAGTGCGCCCATCAGGCTTTGAAACAACCATATGACGCTCATCATCACCAGCAATATATGGCAATAGATCTAAAACAACTCTGCCACCTTGTTCGATTGCTTGATTGAGATTATCAAAGAATACGTACGCACTCATTGAGCCTTCCATCTTGCGCTCACGACGAGCTTTCCCTGAAATATCTTTACCTTGCAGCGCTTCAGTTTCAGAGAATCCAAGTATCTCTCTAATATCTTGGCCACCACGTTGGAAATTCTGTAGGAGACCTTGCGACAATTCCCAAGCCGGTTGCTTCATAGGCATTGCGCCAGTTTTCGGATCGGGTTTTGCGCGCAAGATACCCATTTGTAACTCTGGATTACGCCAATCTTGCTCATAACCAATGATATTATCGGGTGTTCCTAGCCATTGTTCGCGTCTACGGTTCTTAATTTCAGCGGCAATTTCGGAACCCACGTAGTTAATAAACTTCTGCGCATCACGGGCTTCATGAATAAATGATTTAGTGTATTGACGACCTTCAATGTAATAACTATCGCCATCCACAAAGATAATAGGCAATTGTTTAGAAGGCCACTCGCTGAAATCAATAATCTGATCGCGAATCATACGATAATGCATGATGCGATAATCTTGGGACTGACGCTCACTAACGATTTTAGGAATGCCATTCTCAATAATATTACGCGCTTCACCTTCACCAGCTATTTCACGCTGTAACTTGTGCTTTTCCTGCATCACCTTCCACTCGTCTTGAGTGGCGGTGCGACCGTCCGATAATTTGTACAGAATGAAGCTATACCATTCCTTAACAAAGTAATCGCAAACTGTAATGGTGTCCCGCGTTTGCCATTGGAAATCCAGCAGCATGTATGGATCAATGTAAGATGTCGGATTGGTAACAAATGGATAGGTAGCAAAGAACTCATCGCGACTAAATACATAATATCTGGCACAGAAGTTACCATCACCTTTATGTGGTTTGAGCGCACAGGGATCAAAGACAGTACGCGTAGCATCAGGAATCATTTCATAGCGGATAATTTGATTAAATTGTTTCGGAGACTCATAATCCAAACATATTTGGAACGCACCAAAACCCATCATGAGGGCTGATTTGAATGCAGTTTGATATACTAGATCATTTTGACTTTGATACGATATCGTACGTACTAGGTCTGCTCTTAGGTTTATCTGCTCCTGAGTTGCCTTGCCAGTTAAAGATCGTACTAAAAGGTCTGGCTTATTTTTTCGTTGTTCTCCTGCTACTTTTTTCGTAGAATCGTACAACTTATTGAACGTCATGGCAGGCTTAAATAATCGCGTAAATTCTGAACGCTCTACCGCGGTCCACTGATCTCTCAAGACAAAGTTCATATCATCCTTACCGCGGGTGATATTCTCTTGAAAGTAACTATTCCAGGTATTGAGATGCTTGTTTGCTTGAGTTAAAACTTGGTTTTCATCAATGCCAGCCTCATTGAGCATGTCAACTCGGCGCGCTTCCATTTCATTGATTTTTTCAACAGATAAGGTTTTATAGTCAGATAATTCGCGTTCCATGATTACCATCCTTGGTTATCGGGGATATACGTCAGCAATCCTTGCTAACAGTGCTACTATTCTACTAAGATTCGGTCAAAATTGCATCGTCTTTTGGCGGATCAGGTAATGGCATCCAATGTGTAACATTATCAATTAGAAATTCATTATCTTGAAACACAGATATTTCTATATAATCGCTAGCATATCCATGCGCCCATACAAGCACACCTTGTGTTTGTATGGGCAATCTATCTTTAACGCTTATCCATTCACTCATTTCAGCACCATATTAATGGTGCTAATACTAACGCTAAAAGTTTAAGTTTCATTTTTTTCATCCGCTAATTTTAAAGTAATTTCTGTTATTTCTTTTAAAAGATCGCATAAATTATCACTGGCTATATATCGATATTTACCATCATTTAAAATGTCAGCCGTAAATTCATTATTAAAATTTTCTGATCTTATTTCTATTCTTATTTTTTTCATCTCATCACGTCAATAACAGGCTGTACAGTTAATAGAATTTTGTAAAATAGGATTACCATGAGGACAAAATTTCAATTCCTGTCGAGGATGAATCATAGGTTGAATTGGCGCAGTCATACCATTTAACAATTTAGATATTACCGTTTCAAGATGATTTATTTTATTTAATAACTCTTCGGTATGAGAGAGTTCAGGAACAAAACATGTGCTAGCTGATAAATTACCTTTGAATATAATTTCAGTTTTGTAAATCCATCCTCCTGGTACTTTATAGCGTGTTATAGAACTATAAGGATCATGAAATATTAAATCCCAAAAATCTTCTTTGTTTTCTTCTGTCATTTTCTAACCCTTATAATTATAAAATCTTTGCAACGAGGCCGTGATTCAAGAATGATGTTCTTTATGGTGACACTTAGCACATAACCATCTTACATCTAATGGTTTGCTGTAATCATCATGATGAGCATGTATTCTATTAGTTTTTTCGCATTTTTCGCATGGTTCTGCTATTAACTTTCCAGACTTTATTGCGTTTCTAACAATGCGATGAACTTCAGCTTTTTCAGGATATCGAGATTCATAAATCTTTTTATATCTAACCCGATCTTTTGTTAAGCCGCCTTTCCATGCATTATTATTTTCACCTTTTGCATTAGAGCCAACTTTGTTTCCATTAGAAATATTTAAACATTTTCTTGAACAAAACAATCCCTGTCCAACGCGAACCCTATAAGGCATTGTTTTAAAATTACCATTACAGTTTAAACATATTCTATCAACCCAGTTTTTAGTGGGCTTTCGAGGTTCATGTTTTCTAAATTTCTCTATCATAGCGCCGCTCGTTGCATAAAATTGGTGGCTCTCTAGCCATCTATATCAATTGCTTTGATCATAGTATTCTCGGCCGAGTCAACAATCAGTAGAATCAATAAGTGACAACATACTTTCGCGCGTGTCATCGAGAGCCATAAACTGGTGCCCGATCTCTCTAAATCTTCATAGAAACATGTGGCCAACATTACTACTCATTAAAGAAATCGGGCATAAAATTGGTGGCCTATTTTCCTTTGTCCGTTCTGTTTAATAGAGAGCTTCGTCCTCTCAACAAAGTATCGTCGGCCATAAATCTTGCTGTGACTGTGTTCTCATCGTAGTTAGCTTGGAGAACTCTACGCTATGCCTATGCATTTCGAGGCGTTACTCTCTCATCAGGCTTTAAATGCTAACCTAGACCTACCTATATCACTCACAGCTCGGGTAGGAAACGCTCGTTAAAATCTTAGGCGATAGATGCGGCTATCATATCACTCGAAGTAGTTTATGACAGGTGCACTATCGCCCATCTACACAACTAAGCAGCCGTTGGCGCAGCGGGCGCTACCGGCGCAGCAGGAGGAGCAATAGCAGCACTAACAGCAGCTTGTTCTACAATCTTCCAATCTGTTGCTAAAATATCAGTCAAAGTGGAATTACCAAAAAAGTTAGTAAGTTGTGAACTTGGTTGGTGTAATGCTTTAATAATATATTGCATGCCAGGAAGCAATACTAAATATTCTCCTGACGCTGCCCAAATCTCACGTGCCAATAATTCACCTTGTTGTAATGCTTCAACTGCTTCTAAAAAGTTCATCATACATCTCCTTTAAGTTTAAGTTAGTCTTCCTTGATTTAAGTTTAATAACGTCTATTATGTTGTAACATCATTTCCACTTTATCCAAAACAGCAGGATGAAGTTTATTTAATTTAGCCCTAAATTCATATAAATGATCTATGGCTAATTTTAAATCCTCTTGTTCATTACGTTCATAACGATCATCGCTACACACATTTTGAGCTAGTGTAGGTCTCATAGATGCACAATTTAAAGTTCCTAGCATTATTTCTTCCCCTTCTTTTTCTTACGCTTCTCACCGGCTTCACTATAAGCAATCGCTACACTTTGCTTTTGTGGCTTGCCAGCAGCCATTTCTCGCTTCACATTCTCTCCAAACCCCTTACGAGACTTTGCAGCACTTCCCTTCACTAACGGCATTTTACTTCTCCTTTTGGTTGAGTTACGAAATTCCATTTCCTTGATAGCATCTTCTAGATACCATCTTGCCTTCTTAAGATCTTCCAGTCCATTCTTATGCTGCCAGCGCCATAGATATTTAACTGCATTGCCTATATTAAATGGCATATGACGTGTAACTTCAATACATTCTATGCAATCTCCGCATTTGTCACAGCGGGCATCAGAAGAAGTATAATGTGGGGGATGATTTACATTGTCAGTCATTTTTTAATAATCCATTTTCAATTAAATAAATTACCATCTTCGCACGGGCATTTGCTTCACTAATTTCTAAAGTTTTATGTTCGGTTTCCATATAATCAAAATCACACCAATATAATCCATTATTTGCTTTACCATTAACGCACCACGAACCTAGCATCTCACCCAATTCAGCTACGGTGAAAAGTGAATAAAGGTTAATAACATCATCATCCGGCCAACTATTATTAACATAACCTGCCGATCTTACTTTGCCATTATTAAGCAATAAATCAATATCATTACCAGTAACGATCGAACCATCAGCCCAATAGAAAAAACTTTCCTGCTTAACTCCCAATTCTTTTAGTCGCTTAGCCAATTCAAATGAACATACTTGGTCTTCTATGTTCATTTAGGTGGCTCCGGCAATGGCATCCAATGTGTTACTCTTTCACCAGTATCTTCATGGTTTAATTCAAGTCTAAATATATGATCACCTTTTTCATATTCTCCTCGATAAACTGCTTCTGTCGTAACTCTAGTGTCTAAGTAAACCAAAATACACTGTTTATATAACGGTAATTTATCTTTTACACTTATCCATTCATTATTTATCCCCATACAATGCCCCTACCTTCGCAAGAATAACACTTATCAAAACGTAAACCACCTGACCCAATTAAAGGTTCTTTATCTATACGTTTACCATCACAAATTGGGCATTTATAAGGTTTTTTTGAAACAAAAACCTTACCGTAATATTCATGCCATTTAGATAAATCAACATCAAGTTTTTGTTCAAATTCATTTCTTAATTTTTCAATATCTTTTTCAATCTCCATTAAAGACTTATACTTTAAATTAGGAAATCTATTTTCCAAATCTTTTATGCGGCTTTCGTGGTCTTGTCTTATTTCATCTAAATATTCCGTATCAGCAAATAAACCTTGATAGTTTTCTTCTAATATAACCATTCGCTTTGATAGGTTACAGTCGCCTTGGTAATTCAAGTCCCAATGATTTACCACAGTCCGAGTTAATGAACTAACAATCTCATTAAGTTCACGAAATGCATTCCAAATACATTTACAATCATCGACAGAGATACCGCAACCTACGCACAGATGAGAATTACCTTGATCTTCTGCCTCTTCTCTCATTTCTTGTCCTTATCTTTCAACTTCTGAATAACATCATCAAGTTTCAACTCTAATGCAGCCGATACTTTCGCTGGAATGTTTGATTGAGATAAATAAGAACTACCTAGCATTAAGTACATAGTTTGTTTAGTAGGCGTAATAATAACTATCAAAAACACGATGATCATTATCCATATTCTTTTATAAATATATTTCCATGCACCAAAAATTTTATCTAGAAACACATCATCACTCATACTCAAAAGTGTAATGAGTCCAAGAACAGCGCAAATAACAATAAAAATAACAATAATTATATTCAAAAAATCATTAAAGTTTGAAATTACTTCTACAGCGTATAACATCATTGCTAGATTCATATTTTAGGTATCCAAGTATTTTTAACAGACGTGCAGTATATACTAACATTACTGCGGTTAAGAACTCTTTCACGCGCCAATTCATTCTCGCGTTTAACTAGATAAGCCTGATATTCTATCTCTTTAGCTGCATTATTTATGCGCTCTTGCTTAGCTCTAGCCCTCTTAGCTTTATGCTCTAATAACTTTAGCTCTAATTGTTTCTTTTGCTCATCAAGACGGCATCTCTCTTCAAAGTCATTATCTTTCGGAACAAATTTAGGAATGTTGTAGATGGGAGAGTTACAATATTCTTCTTCATGATGAACAGATCTAGGCGCTCTCTCTTCATAATGCATATAGTTATGCGCGCAATCATCAATCATATCGGCTAAGGAATAACTATTGATCGTAGAGATAGAGTCAATATCAAACTTACACGTATCAATATCATACGACTTCTTATCCCAAACCATTACAGTTTGTCTCGGCTCCCTGACTCTTAATACAGCTCGACGCTCGGTTGCTGTATCAGGTCGCAAAATCCATTTATGCGACTTGGCAAACATAACTTTCCTTAACTTACATGATTAGCATGATTCAATAATTGATTAATAGAAATTTCCGTAATTTCAAGTAACTTACTTAACTTTCGATGATATTTAGAGATAGGAATTTCAATAATAGAACAACAGTTGAAAACTTCTCCAGGATGTTCTAATGGATTTTGATAGGCTGCTTCAGATTTGTAATAATCAACCCTGAGAACGGGCTTACCTAAATATAAATCAGCTCCTAAGAAAATCTTTACTTGCATTTTAAATCATCCTTAATCATTTAGTGCTTGATGCATAAATCTTTCTTCAATTTCTACAGCACAATTTATGCAAATATATCCCATTATTTTTTCATCCCAAACTTGTTCACCAAAATGGGACTTCTCACAATAAGAACATATAACATGATAAGCCATTAAAATATCCTCAACACTGGGTTCCACATATCTACCGCTTCATGTGGCTTCTTCTGCTCAATTACTCTATCCGATGCAAACCTCATAAGCCCGTATTGTAATGCATCATGCGGATGAGAGAAACGATTTTTGTTTGGTTTGTCTTGATATCTTTCATCGCCTGAAATACTCATACGCTTAAAGTGATAACCGTTAATAAAGCCCTTGCGTAATGTCGGACATCCTTCACGCGATAACATAAAAGCAGGCTTACCATCGATCATTGCATTCAGGAAATAACGCACAGAGGATATGCGTACATCAACATCGTTTGTTGAAGCTGCTTCTGTTTTGATACCTAAAGAATTAAGCTCACCAATACAACTCAACTCTTCCATGATCTGATCACCAATCTCACCAGCAGGATCAGCGGATGAAGTACTTACTTTGTTGTAGACGAAGTCAATAGGAAGGCTCGGTAAAACGACATTCTTTGCAAACGTTCTAATTCCCATATCTTCCGAAGTGTACTCTTTAAGAACCAATATCTGGCCCCTCGCGGTAACCTGAAAGACGATACAAGCAGGAGTAAGACCGAAATCCCAACACAAATGTATAGGCAAACCCTGAATAGCATCAATAACAGGCATAGAATGAATGTCATCATTGTACTCTGGATATACTCGCTTACCACTCTCAACAATGCCATATTTACCCGCGCAATATACTTTTATAAATCCCTCAGATCGCTTCTCTGCAAGCTTGACGTAGTAGTCAGATGACAAATTAGAATAATTATCACAGCTCGGATTAGCGATATAATTACCGACACTATCCTTAGCAAAACTGCCATCAGGATTAATAATAAGACCGGAAGGCTGATAGAATATTTTATAATTTGGTGTAGGATTTTTTTCAAAGTCTGCATAGATCCAATGATCCTCATCGGGTGGATTGGTGTCAGCGATAATACCTGACCAATATGGTTCGGAACAGAATGAATTAGATGGATATCGGTGATTCACACGTCCGATTAAATGGTGCAATACCGCTTGTGGAACTTCTGATACTTCATTGATGTAAGCGGCTGTTGCTTCAATCGATTTTAATTTACGGATATCTTCATCTCTATCTAATGCAATGAAGACTAACTCTAACTCTACTACGCCATTACCATCATTGAATGTATGTTCATAAGTGAGTAACGGTTTCTGTCGCTTGCGAATATCCCCCAACTCACCAAACCAAGTGAGCCAGGTCTGTAAGGTGGTGGACTGTAATTCGCCAGAAGTATTACGGATGATGAGCCATTTGGCGCGTCTACGTCCGGTGTGCCAGACGGGCATGGAACAAGCGTGCCGTACAATTTCATTAACGCAGATGGTAGATTTACCACTTCCATAAGGACCCATAATGAGCTTAACAAAACTAGTATCTGTAGCAAAGCGTTCACCACTAGGATTGGGTACATAGAGCTTATTCTTATCGCTTGCATATATGGTGGCCTCCATGCCTTTATATTCAATATGCTGCTTTGTCCCTATCTGATATGAATCACGTATCGCATTAAATTCTTGGCGACATTGTGATAAGGACTTCATCTTAATTGGCCTCCATGCCAATAATCTTTACGGTCTAGGTGAAGATGGTTTATTAATCTTTTCTTTGATCGGAACAACCGTCTCACGCGTTGTAAATCTCTCAGAACAGTGTGAGCATTCTCTGCGTCTCTCAATATATTTCTTGAAGAAACGATTATGCGAATACACCACGCGAGTCTCTGGACTCCCACAGCTTGAGCATTGCATGACTACTTACCTTCTAACACAGCACTCATCACAGCACTACCGTTAACCTTTTTAGCAGCATTGTTAGTAGGATGGGGAACAGGTGTAGAACCATAGAAGGCTACAAATTTGCCTCTTGGCTCCTGGTGATCTTTCAAATCAAATTCAGTAGCGCCTACATCTTCAACGTTATGATCTTTCATTATTCAATCTCCATATGTAAACCTTCAGCTTCTGCATCCTTTACCATATCTCTTCCTAATTGTTCTGTCTTAGATAAAAAACGACGATTAGAAAGTGGTTTAACTTCTTTACCTACATACTTATGCATTGGGGTATGAACATCATCTTTTACATGGTCATCATTCATAAAAATTCCTTTTCAATGATTACTTACGAACACCACTCAATGTACGCTTACCAATAATACGATTAGCCTTGTTATCAATCTTTACCTTCGATGCTTCACTCAATTTTCCTTTCTTCTCCATTTGCGTAGCACGTGCTTTTGCATTCTTTGCATGTGCTTTGTCTGGCATAGGATATTTGCGCTCACCTGGCATACCAAATGAGGACTTAGATAATTTGTTTCGCTTACTACTCGACAGGATTGCCATGATCTTCACTTCCTTGTTTAGATTTCAATTCTTCAATCTCACGATTCAATTCCATAACGGGTGCGTTAGAACTATAGTCCCGCCAGTACGCATGTTCAAGTGTCCATTCTGCACCTTTGTGCCCTTTCTTATTTGCTTTGATTATTTTTCGACACCATTTGATTTCTTTTTGCTTGATTTTTGCTAGAGACTGAACCACGTATACAGCCAACGTATCTAATTCAAGTTCAATATCAATGACACCTTGCTTGATCCAAATATAAAATATGCGATCAGTTATACCATTAGCTTCGCATGCATAACGATGCGTTGAACCTTCTTCAATATCTTTGATAATAGTATCGATCAGCTTCTTATTAAGCTTTCGAAATGGATGAGGAATTTTATACGGTTTGGCTTCCATTCAGTGCAATCCTTTGCAAAGATTTGAAATTAATTTAGTAAGCAATCATACATTATATACACCACTACTCATTGCCTGAGCAAGTGTTACCGCACGACCTTTAACTTGTGTCGCCCAAATACTATTTAACATTTCTCTCGCAGCTTCGACATAATCACCACGTGCAAGCGCTGCAATCATCTCTGTAAATTCCTGAAACTTTTTATATCCCATAAAGCACATATCAATTAAAACAATCTGTCTATCAAGATCAAGATTAGCAAACCAAATGTAATCAGAATTTAATTGTTGGTAAAAAAAACTCACATCATCATTGTATTGTGAGTTGATCCAATCATCAGATATACCGCGCGCAGTGAGATTGTAACCAATGCCAATAGTGATATTTCCAAGCGTGTCAGGATAAGGGAATTTTTCATAACCTTCATGCAGAATGAGGGATCTCTTTAACTTCGCAGACATTTCCGGTGTCATCATTGACTGTCTCCATCCGTGGATTACTTGATAGTGTATCACAGGCGCGCCCACATTGATCACAGATATAAAATGCGGTGCCTTCGGCGCCACAATATACATGAACTGATGTTTGATGACACCGGGAGATAATCATTTTTTATTCCAAAAAAAATAGATAAAAAAACCCCGCTTTCAGCAACGGGGGTCATCCATGACATGATGAAAATCGTTCGGACAGATAAATTTAAGAAGACGATAGATACCGATTAAATGCATCTCTCGCCTCATCAAAACCATACGCAACTTCAGCAAAATAGCCTTGACTACGTAAATAGCGAATCCATTCTAACTGCAAATCAGAAACTTTTCCACCGGATGTGCGCTTCAATTCAACAAAGAAACCATGATAACTCCCATGTGGAAATGGCACGAAAACATCGGGAAAACCAGCCGATACGCCCATGCGTTTCATTTTCATGGCCTCATACAAATTACGCTTTCCACCATTAGCACTAGCGGCCAGCCAATACCCTTGTTTCATCAGCCAAGTCACAAATAGAATTTGCTCCTCTGCCTCTGTCGGGTTGGGGTTCACCTTCTTCGCTCTGACATTCCTTGTCATAATGCGATTCTCCATAAAGTTCTTTTAAAGCAGCCATGGCCTTTGAGCGATATCGTTTACCCCTACGCAGCCATGAGTTCGTAATGGGTTGTTGAAATGTGCGTGCCTTTCGATAATGTTCCACGTAGATCATTCCTTCTCTATTTCAAGCGTAAAAGTTCCTTTTTAACGCGTTCAAATTCACTTTTAGAACAAAACCCTACAACCTCATTCAAATGTAATAGGCTAAGTATGACCTCATCCAAATCCTCTTTATGCTCTTCAAGGATCTCTTTAGCATAATCACGTAACCATTCAGCATCATCCCTACCAAAGTGATTTGAACATTTTTTGATCAAATAGCATAAAATATCCTTCTTCTTTGACCAATTAGCATGTGGCATTTAAGGTGCCTCCAAGAAAATATCAATTCTTTGCTGAATATTGCTAATGACAGCCACTGCTCTTTCTTTGCGTTTCATGGCACGAATAATTTCATCTTTTAAGGTTCCTTCCAGTTCCTGAATTTCATCATCAGACCAAGAAGGCATATCTAAATCTCTGCGCCATCTTTTCAAATACCTAGACTTCAAATATTCAAGTCGTTTAAATGGAGTTAACAAAAATCTATCGCTTAACATTGAATTGCACAAAAAGCATGCTCGTAAAAGTACGCGATCATAGTCTGAAAAATTTTGAGCATGTGATAATGAAGGACAATGATCTTGCGTATCGGCATTAGCATTACAATAAAAACAAAAATAACTTTTCATGGAATCATGCGATATATAAGATTCGTGCAAAATATGCATAAGTTTCTGTCTGTTGTTCATATTCCATCCTTGGAATTTATAAGGCTTTAATTTAACGCTATTAAACGAACGATAATTAATACCCCTTCGCAGAAGAAAATAAAGAACTCTTCACAGCGGCGAAATTTGAGGCCTTGTGAGGCGTTTTTTTATTAACTTTTAAAATATGATGCATTCCTTCAATTTCTCGAAGGTAGCAAATCCTTTCATACCATTCTCCGCTCCCTAGCTTCCCTGCCTCCTCTTCACTCATCTCAATCAATTCCTGACGACGATCTTTTTTCACTTCTTTCACTAATTCTGGCACCGGTAATCGAATAGGAGCACTTCCACCCTCCAATTGCTTAGCCTCATTAGCAATAACCCGACCTTGAGCCAGGATATCTTCGTAGGTGGTTTTGAATTTACGTCTGAGATCAACTTCTTTGTCATGCGTCATCGCCCAACTTCCGATGCGATCATAGGTTGCGCGGACATTAGGATCAGTGAGATCACCAGAACGAACCGCTAAATCAAAAGCGGTCTCCCAAGGAAGCACACCGGCTGCTTGTTCGCAGATCTTGCGAAATTCAGCGATACTAGGCGGCCATTCAAGATTCATACGGCAATAATCCAAAGCTACCTTAATGTGCTTAGGGTTAATGCCGGCCATCCCTTGTGACCACTCCTCCCACCAGATCTGAATAAATGCATCACTGGCGAATAGCTTTGAAAATTTCTCTCCGAATATGCTCATAAATCGCATATGCAGAGCCTTGGTTAGCTCAAGCGGTAACTTTTCCATGAACTGACATCCTTGTTAGTTCTTAGTTCAAACACATTCTCATAATACGTTCAGCATTGGTTTCTTTCTTGGGTTGCATTGGTGTTAGAGTTAGCTCATCTTCCCATCGCTGATTCAGCAAATACGTAGACGGGTGCGGAATATATTGCACATCAAGCCATTGAGAGTCATTGGCTAGCCGGTTACGCACATCTTCAAGAATCATAGTTGCAATATCGTCATACTTCTTGCGCTTCCAAATTTGAAGGGCACGTGCCTTGTTTCGTTTCCTTGGATAGTTTTTCCAAAATTCATCAAAGAAAAAAGTAGGTGGGGTCGCTTGTGCCACGTCAGTGGCACTTAATAGCTTTACTGTTTCTTTTTTTATTGTTTGTTTTTTCTTATTGTCTTTATAGCTGCTGGTTACCGGTAACTGGTTAACCGTTAACGGTTTTTCAGTATGCGGTTGCACAGTTTTATCTAAGTTATTGATTGTATTATATTCATTTTGTGCAACGAATTCTGTGCCATTGCACACGATCAAATTAGAGTGTGCAAATTTCCCTTGTGCATTTCGCACGGCATCCATCTTGATGAGGTGATGAGATTTAAGAGTTTCGAGGAGAGAATCTAGACGATCACGACCAATATTAAAGTGATTTCTTATTTGTTGTTTATAAAATATCCAATTAGGTGGAAGGCTAGAAAGATAGCACCACAAACCTATGGCACCAATATCATTTAATCCTTGCAGCACTTTATTATCGAGGGTTGTATAACCAGAAGATTGTTTGGAAATAACTAACTTTTCTACTGACATAGGGAAACTCCTTATCAAATTAATGTTGACCTGTCCTTGGTCGAAGCTATAATCAGCTTATAGAGTTTTGTTTGGCGTTCCATGGAGGAACACAAATATTTCCCTATATGGCTCCCAAGGCCAGGTTTTAGCGAACCCACATCATCTAAGCGCGTATTCAAAAGGTACGCGCATAGACTTCCTTACCATCTTAGCCAATTCCCCTTTGATCGCAAAGCAGTTTCTCCAGATAGGCTACTCGCTTCAAATATCCATAATGCTCATTGACATTGTATCTTTCTGATTCAGTATGAAGCACATAACCTCCGTGACCGGTTACTGTTGGCACCATGTGATACATCAGAATTTCATAGTACATGATTGGAGAATCGGGCTTTTCGCTATCGAATGTAACCGTACTAAAATAAAAATATGTTATATACCGCGTATTGTAAAGACGCTTATCAAACTTAATAAACATAACCTTCCTGCCCTTGTTAAAAAGAAAGTCAAATGATACACTCGTTAATATTAATGTAAATACCACGGGGGAATTAAATCATGCAGCCTATCAAAGCATTCCAAGTCCGCTTACCTAAGGATATATGGGTATTTTTAAAGAAAATATCTGCTGAGCAAGAAAGATCCATGAATACTATCATTCAAGAATGTGTAAATAAATATATAAAAAAGGTTGACTCTAAGTGATACCGTGGTATTATACACGTATTAACTAAGGGGAAAGAAAATGAAAATGCCACAAAAAGTAACAATCGAATATTTAACAGCTAGCGGAAATTGTAAGAGCGCGACAGGTGTATTAATTGGTTACTGTTATGACGGCGATGTGTGGGTGATGGTTAACGGTAGAAAGAAAAAAGGAATGCCGGTTCAATGGTTTTAAATGTCAATTCACCGTAAGAGATCCTTACGGTGAATATTTAAGGGGTTAATAAAATGAAAATAGAAAATTGCCTAAACTGCGAAGAGATTCAAACGGACACAGGGGTTAAAACCATAAGCTGTTATGAGTGCTACATTCTTAGTGGTGATGAAGAAAGAGATATACAGAAAGCACAATTAGAAAAAATAGCTTAAACGCGAAAAGGTAAGAGCGACTAACTCTTACCTTCATCCATCCACAATATATCCTGGGCAGGAAATATATATGCATAATAACATTTTAATGTATTATGGCAACATTACAAATCACTTTTATCCATGGATGGAGACAAAGTACATGCAGCACTCAAGGAACACCCGTGACTTTATTAGCAGCTTAGTCAGTTGCTATCAGCGCTATGACCACCTAAACAAACAATACACCCTATCCTTCGATGACCTTCCAGAATACGACCTTTGCAAGTTATCGGCCATGTTACTACTGGACAATGACGATATCATTGGTGAAATCATAGGGCCTGACAATGTACTCTTTGATTCCCTGTTAATCCCCGCTATGCAATCTTATCTCCGAAATATCGATGACCAAGAAGAGCAATACAAGCTAGCCGAAAGTTTTAAAAGAATGATACTTGCCTATCACGAGAAAGTAATTGAAGAGTTAATCACTGAAGAACTACGCGATATAAATACTCAAGGTCGTCATGAAGAGTACTCCAATGATGAGGAGGACTTAGTATGGGCAATATAACCCAAAACATTGTTCTATCACTCTTTGTCTATGGAATGATTTATTACTGCATTATTTTGATAACTAACTAAGGAAGGTGACGTTATGGCTCTCAAAGGTGTTAAACCAGAAGCAATTAAAAAAAGACTAAAGGTTTTATTCTACGGTGCACCAGGGGTTGGAAAGACTACAGCAGCAATACAATTCCCCTCACCCTATTTGATCGACACAGAAAAAGGTGCGGAGAATGACAGCTATGTTAAAGAGTTACAGAAATCAAATGGCGTGATATTTCAAACATCAGACTTTGAGGAAATTGTTACAGAGATAAAAGAGTTACTCACTGTTAAGCATGACTTTAGAACGTTGGTCATAGATCCGCTTACAACGCCATACAATGACTTGATCGAAAAGTCGGAGAAGAAAGTAGGCACAGACTTTGGTCGTCACTTCAATGAAGCCAATAAGCGTATCAAGCATCTATACAATCAGCTTATGCGATTAGATATGAATGTGATTGTGACCTGTCATTCAAAAGATAAATATGGTGACAATATGTCTATCGTTGGAACAACCTTTGATTGCTACAAGAAGTTGGACTACATGTTTGATCTAGTTCTTGAGATTCAAAAGCGTGGTGGACAACGATTTGCAGTAATCAGAAAGAGCCGCTTAGAAGAGTTTAAAGAAGGTGATAGCTTTCCGCACTCTTATGAAGAAATCGCCAAACGCTATGGTGGAGACATCTTAGAAAAGAAAGCAGTGGTTGAGAAATTAGCGAGCAAAGATCAAGTAATACTTTTAAAGCATTTGGTTGAACTCTACAAAGAACCTATCGAAGTGGTTGATAAATGGAAAGAGAAGGCAAAGGTAGAGTCATTCGAAGAGATGAACGAGGAAATTATAGATAAAATAATTAAACACATGGAAAGCAAAGGTAAAGTAAAAAGTTTAAAAGACCAATGGATTGAAACTGAAACTAACCAATAAGGAATTACCAACATGGACGTTGAAATTAACTTTGATTATGAACCAATGACTGAAGAGCAAGCAATGCGCGAACGTTACAAATTAATGGATGATGGTTACTACAACGCCACGATTAACATGGTGACTGAAAGAATGTCGTCCACAAATAATCCAATGGCAGAATTAACTTTAAGTGTATTTGATAAGAATGGTGAAGTGCATACCATGAAAGATTTTTTAGTCTTCACAACAAAGATGATGTGGAAATTAAAACATGCCGCAGATTCTGCCAATCTTACCAAAGAATATGAGAACAAGTCATTCAGACCCAAGATGCTTGAGGGTAAACACGTAAAGGTAGAGGTGAAGACCCAATCAGGTAAAGAAATACCCGAAGATAAGCTACGTGGCAAACCTAAAGGATCACTTTACCCTGACCGAAATGTTATCAATGATTATGTGATGACAGATAAAGGGGCAGTCAAGTATGATTCGAAAGCGCCAGCCGGCGGTCATGCAGATATGAATGATGACATACCTTTTTGAGAGGATAGCATGCAAGAAAAGATCGTATTAGTGAAACATAAAGCTACCGGCGCAATGGTGCCGGTAGTGATTAAAAAGATTGAGAAAGGTGTTATTACCAACTACAAAGAATATACGCACAATCGCAAAGGCTATCGCTTAGCAATGCTGCAAGATCGTTGGGATATGTCGAGAGAAGATGTGCTATCTTTATTAATGCAATATGAAGTGCCAGGATATATTAATCATCAGCATATGATTGCCGGCGAAGAATATACATTACCTGCCGATGCAGCTATATTTTGGGAAGAATATGTTTATGCAATAGAGAAGAAAGAAAAGTTAAAACATAGTAAATTGAAATCAAAGTTACTAGAAAGACTAACAATCAATTGAAGACAACGAGGTGCGCAATGAATATGATAATTAATTTAATAATATTTCTATTTGTAGCAATGTTAATTTTTGATGCTACTTTATTACAAACAATAGGCGCTTTTATTGTCCTTTGCATTGCCGGTGAAATGGTATCTAAAAGAGTCGAGCATGATTGAAACATGGTTTACCAGTGATACACACTACGGTCATAAGAACATTCTTGAATATGAGAAAGAAGCACGTCCATTTCAAACCTTAGAGGAAATGCATGATGTATTGGTTGATCGTTGGAATGCTGTCGTTGGGATCAATGATATTGTTTTTCATTTGGGTGATTTTGCTTTTGGAAAACACAATATTCAAATAGCATCCCGTCTCAAAGGAAAGAAAAGATTAATATTAGGTAATCATGATAAATACTCTACAAGTGAATATCTCAAATACTTTGATAAAATATATGGAGTATTATTTTGGGAGCGATGTATATTAAGTCACGTGCCGGTACATAATAACGGGTTGGGTGCTAGATGGTTGCTAAACGTGCATGGTCATCTTCACAGCAGGAAAGTGAAACGAACTATTGGAATGATGATGGATGTGCCACAAGATGATGGGAGAGTAGTAACTATCTCAACGCCAATCTGCGAAGGTGAAGATCCAAATTATTTTAATGTTTCTGTTGAACAAAATAACTTAACACCCATTCACCGAGATAAAATAATTGAACGATTAGAAGAAATATCATAGGAGTAAAGATGAAAGAAATGTGTCATTGTGGTAAACCGCTTCATTACACAGATAATGATATTAAAAAGAAGGTAGATAAAATGATTGAAGCTTTAGGAATTCATATTGATGTTGTGTATATGAATAAGACTTATAAAGTTCCAAGACATTTCATCGCTCTTCATGGTCTTAACGCATGTGATTTAGATTCATTAGGATTTGAGGTATAAAAATGAAAGAATATTTTAGGTATATCAAGCGACCAGAAAATTATATAGCAATTATGCTAAGCCTAATGCTTGGGATTTTTGTTATACAAGGTGATAACTCACTGTTAATGAGATGTGTTATTAATATATTTTGTTCAATGGGAATATTTCATTGTACTCACAATATATTTGAAATGATAATGGCGGATAAAATGATTAAAAAAGCAAATGAAGAAATGAGAAAACAAATCAACGATCAAATTAAAAAACTACAGGATGAGACCAATGTGCTGCATAACTGAAATATTGAAGTTAAAAGGTGATAGAGA